ACTGCTTTAACTAACATTGGTACAAATTTAGAGTATTGAGTTCCATATTGTTTCCCATCATCACTTAATGATGTTGTTAGATTTGTTTTTTCTGCAATCTTATAATCATAAGATGCTTCAATATCTGCAACATCTTGAGCTAAAAATCCAACATCCAACCAATCTTCTTTGTGAGTACCATCAGGAGTTTGCTCATTAAGGTCATAGCCCTCTTCGTGTTTGTTGCCATATTTAGAACGCTTATCCCATTTNTANGTNACTGGTGTTAGTTTATTNACAAACTCTAATCCNAANTCTAAATCTTTAACATCAGTTTTATCTCGTTTGTCAGATGCGACTGTCCAATCAGTTTGTATATGTGATGCTCCATTGTTTTCATCTCCTAAAACAATAATACTTGATTGTGTTGTAAAACTACCACCTGGCGAACCTGTAACTCCAGCATCATGACCTAAAAATAAATTATTTTGACCAGTTGTTAAGTAATAACCTGCTTCTGTGCCAACTATAGTATTGTTTGCTGTCGCTCCTTCCATGTTGTGTCCTGTTTGAAAACCTATAACAACACTTGCATTCCCACTAATAGCATTACTTGCAGTTTCAGCAACAGCATCTGCTCCAATAATTACATTTTGAGCGCCTGTTGTTATGCTATTACCAGCATCATGACCTATAAGTGTATTGACAGAACCACCTGTTAAATTATAACCAGCTCCTTGACCTACAGCAGTATTTGAATCACCAGTACAAACACCATCGCCTATTGCATCGTCACCAATAGCTACAGTTTTTGTAGCAGTAGTTAAATTCCTTGCTGAATGACATCCAACTGCTGTGTTTCTATTAACAGCATCTTCATTATTATCTTCTAAAGCTTTAAATCCTATTGCAGTATTATTATCACCAGATACCATATTTACTAAGGCATTGTGCCCCAGCATAGTATTTTGTATTCCATCTGTAAGATAATATCCAGCTTGAAATCCAACTGCTGTACAAAGTGAATTTCCAGATTTATTTAAACTTCTTAATGCACTTTTCCCTATTGCTACGCAACCATTAGCATCCGTTGCTGTAAGTAATGCCTCAAATCCTAATGCTGTGTTATGTTCACCAGAGGTAAGAGCTGTTGCTGCTTTATATCCAATTGCTACTGTACCTGACGCATCTGTTGTCAATGTTCCGTCGCCTAAAGCAAAAGAACCAATAGCGACACATTCATCTACATCAGCAGTAGTAAAATTCCCATTCATAGATTGGAAACCAACAGCTACATTATGAGATGCTCCTGACGTTGCCCTACTAAGAGCTTGGTTGCCAATAGCGATATTTTTAGTACCTGTTGATATATCAGTACCAGCTTTATGTCCAATCAATGTGTTATCTATGCCACCACTTGCAATATCATTACCAGCTAAATAACCTAAAGCAGTATTTCCAGAAGTAGAATCTGTACCACCAGTTCCACCACTATCATTATTTGAAAGACTGACTTTTGAGTTATCATCAAGCACTAATCTGGCTGAACCATTAGTTCCTATACTTAGTTTTTTACCTGAGTTACCAGCTATGTTTATTTCAGCATCCTCAGTTGAATCTAATTTTAAAATCAATCCATCCGTAAAATTAACATCAGTACCTGTATCAGTATTTTTCAATACAATTCCTACTCTACCACCATCTCCAGTTCTAACAACTAAAGCTTCTTCATCACCTAAAACATCTAAATTTGCTATGGGAGAAGAGGTGCCAACACCTAAATTCGCTCCCAATACCGATATATCACCAGCCCCATCAAATTCAATTCTTTCAGCATCGTCTGCTATTCCAATGGATGTGTCATCTGCCATTGTAATATTACCTGAAGTAGCAATGCTTGTAAGAGTACCTACTGAAGTTATTTGAGTTTGTGCTGCATCTACGTTAAGTGTATTAGTTGCAAGCGTGATGCCAGTTCCTGCTACTAAAGCAGTCTTAGATAACGCAATTGCAGCTGAAGAATTTATATCTGCATTTACAATTGCTCCGTCAATAATTTGAGCAGAGCTTACTGTTTCGTCTTGTACAGGGCTATTACCTATATAAGCCATTCATATCTCCTATGTACTTACTGCGTCAACTGTTGAAATCCAAGCGTCAATACCATTTGCTGTTCCGCATTGACCTAATAATCTATCACCACTCATTAGTACTACTTTAGAACCACCATCAATTAATTCAAGTGATCCACCAGCAGGAACAGGAGCGTCTTTGACTAAATAATAATCATCGTCTCCTCCTCCATCGTTATGCTCTACATACACATCAACCGTTACAGCTGCTGTAGTTATGTTTGCTACACGAATACCTACAACGGCATCATCACTGTCAACCGTTCTTAGTACAGTTTCTGAGTTAGTTACTCTTATTCCTTTGCCTTCAAAATCTTGTGCCATTTTCTTCTCCTATAATGCTACTGCCATAGCGACAGCAAATCCTTTTGTTGCAGCTGAGTTTTCAGCCCATTTAACACCACCAGCAGCTGAGCTGTCAGCAGTTAAAAGATGGTCATTTGTTCCTACAGCTTTAATACCCATAGTGCCACTGCCAGTACCAGTAACTATACCACCTTTAGCTATTGCAGAGATATCTGCCTCTATACCACCCACTTCATGCTTTAAAAAGCCGTCATTAGCCGTAAATGCCGTTATTGTGGTTGGGTCTGTACTGTTATCGCCTACAACGATAACTCCGTCTCCTAGCACCGACATAGCCGTTACTGCACCTGTACCACTACCTAATAATATTCCACCATCAGTTAATGAGCTTGCACCTGTACCACCATCAGCTACAGCTAAGTCTGTGATGCCACTTATCGCACCACCTGTAATAGTCATATTTGCAGAAGCCCACGCTCCTGTCAATGTTGCTGTTGTTCCATTACCAGATATATATTCACCGCCATCATTATCATAAATATATAATTTATCTACAACAACAAGGTCTCCATCTGCTACTTTTAATGCTTGTTGACCATCTGTACCTGTAATTGTTAAACATTCTTCAGATGAATCCCAAGTTAAATTGTCTCCGCTTGTACCAGAATAAAAAGTTACATCAGCACCACTGCCATCTGAACCAACAACAAACCCACTTGTAAAAGTAGAAGAATCATCCGTTGTCAATGCTCCAACTCTTAAATTAACATGATCAGTTACCGTTACGTTACCAGCAGTGGTCCCATCCTCTGAGGCCGCTTTAATTGTTGCAAACGTATCAGCAGACTCATCCCATATAAATGCCATGTTCTGTGTATTACTACTTGAACCGTCTCCTCTTGTAATAACAAACCCTTGGTCATATGCACTACCAGTATATCCATTACCTAATTTTATCAAACTGTCTTCAACATTTAGTGTTGCAGTATTTGCGGTTATTGTGTCACCTGATACTGTTAAATTGCCTGTAACTGTAAGATTATCTGCAACGGTTACTTCTGAGGTACCGTGACCTATGGTTATAGCTATGCCACTTGTTTCAGTAGCTAATTTTAATTCTCCTGTAGAATTTGTTATATATGAATTAGAACCATCATGATATAATTGCATATCATCACCAGTACCAAGTTTAATGTTGGCACTATCTGGCATATCAATATGTGTTGTTGGTGANATAACTCCTGTGACAGCTAATGTACTGCTCATTGATACAGCACCAGTAATTGTCATTGTAGAGCCATCACTAGAAATATATTCACCACCTCTATCGTAGAAATATAGTTTATCTACAACTCTAACGTCACCATCTAATATATCTAATGATGTTTGTCCATTTGTTCCTGTAATATTTAAAACTTCTGCTGAAGCATCCCATGTAAGATTATCTCCAGAAGTTCCAGAATAAAAAATTACATCTGTTCCACTGCCGTCACTACCAACTGTTAACGTACCTGTTATACCAGCGTTACCTGTAACTGTTGAGTTTCCAGTAACTGTTAAGTTGTCAGCAACTGTAGTTTCTGATGTTGTATGACCAATTGTAATAGGTGCACCACTTACAGTCCCTAGCTTTACTCCATGTGAGGTATTACCAGCTGATATTGTAATACCACCAGCATCAGATAATAATTCAATTGAAGCTGCTCCAGTACCTTGGTCAGACTGTATATAAATTGTTTCGCTTGTTCCACCATCTGCAATTAATTTAATTGATTTTGCTAAATTAGCTGTAGACTTTAGCTCTACACCACCAGCGTCAGAAAGAACCTCTATTGAAGAAGCCCCTTCAGTTACGCTAGTCCCTTGGTCGTTAAAAATTTGTATAGTTGAAGTTGTTCCGCCGTCTGCTGTAATATTCACAGCGTTAGCAAGATTAGCTGTAGAGCGTATACCAACACCACCTGCATCTGATAAGATAGTTACAGATTCAGCTCCTTCAGTAACTGAAGTTCCTTGGTCTGAATGTATCTTTACTGTTTCTGATGTTCCTAGCNTTTGCTCTAAGGTATATTGAAGCTGCTTCATTAACTGTAGATGTAACATTAATATTACCAGTNGCATCAATAGCAAGATCTGTACCGTCACCTTCAATCTTTTGATTAGAAGCATGACCAAATGTTAACCCTACGTTTGCTGGTACATTAACGTCACTTGTTGCAGATAGTGTAATATCTGCTCCACTGCCAAGTGTTAAGTTTGTTCCATCTGACTGAAGGTATTCACGCCCTCATCATATAAATACATTTTACCACGAGTATCTGAAAACCTTGCAACTTCATACCCATCATATTGTTGTATAACTAAATCTTTTGAATCATTTTTATTTGTAAGATAACATCACTAGAAGAATGATGAATTCGCAACATCTCATCACCATCATCTTCATAGGCTATTCCACTTCCAGCTGTACCTGCATCTAAAGTTATTCCACCAGCAGATTCTAAATTAATAGAGTCTATAGCTGTACCATCTGATACTATATCTAAATCACCATCGGCATTAGAATAAATATATAACCCAGTATCTCTAAAATAAAATTTAGCATCTGAAGCTATTTGTGCTGCGGCACTGCTTAAATAAAATACACTATCTGTAGCTTCACCATCAGATATAACTCTTAAAGTAGAATCAATTCCACTATTTGAATTAGATACCTGTAGAAGGTCTTTATAGGTACTTGCTATTGTTTTTCCAGTTAATGAAGCCATATTATCTTAAATCAAATGTCCTTACTGCTCTTAATCCACCTATTTTATCACGGCGTCTAGTTCCAAATTTAACTAAAGAATCTTTCCATTGTTTCTCGTGGACCATTGATAAATTCATTGCTGTAGCTGATAAGTTTGGGTCTCCAGCAGTTCCAGCTTTATCTATATATAATTTTGCTTTAACATAGTCTACAATACTAGCGTGCATTGCATTATCTATGTCTGGATAATCAGTTAGAGCGTCTACTGTGTTGGGCTCTGCATAATAATGTATTAAGACACCATCCGTCACTGCTTCATCCACTGCTTTCCAGTCACCTGATTTCGAGTGAACACTACTTGAGTCCGTTCCTTTAGTTGTTATAATTGCTAGTTTATCTCCAACGATAAACCAAGCCATATCATTTTCTGGGTGATTATGATTACTTGCCATTACGTTATATCCATTTTTAATATTTCATTATCAACTAACCTAGGAAGTTTTATATAATCTCCAGCAGAGTCTTGAAAGTCAACTCTAAATACTTTATTAATATCAACAGAAGAGCCCGTATCAGATATATCATACCACATCTGGTCTGCTACGGTTGTTGCTTTTGCGTACTCTACTTTAGTTCTATAAAGCCCAGCTTCTAATAAAGCGTCATTAATTAAATTATATAAATAATTTTCAGGTGCTTCAGGAAAAGTTTGCCTTACCCTACTTATAATATTTTTTACAGTTAGTCTTCTTACAGCCATGTTATTCTAATTCTTCCCACTGAAACTGAAGTGCTTGATCCCAACTTGCAGACAGTAATTCAGCTGCTTCTTCCCATTTATTACCTGCTAAATCAAAATCTGTAGACGTTGTTAACCCTACTTCTGAAAAAGAAGTGCTTCCTGTCAGCGTTACTTCAGTAAATGTTGTTGATGTTGTTAATGTTGCTAATGTTAGTGCCATTATCCAGCCATTACAATTTGCAAGCCTTTATCATAATCAGCTTGTAGTTTTGCTTGTTGTTCTTGATACCACTTATATTCAGCCATAAATTGTTGCATTTCACTACTTAAAGAACCTACAATACTAGAAGCCAACTCTATATCTTCCGAGTTCTCTAATAAATGTCTTACCTTTTCATAACCTTGTGAACTAGATGAAGCGGTTGTAAATGTTCCGTCTTGGTCAGAGTTTCTAGGAATCTCGTCCATCATACTAGCCATTTTATTTTGCAATGTTTTAATAGCCCCATATATAGGGACTAGGTATTCTGCTTCATCTGGAAATTTTGTTATTGCACTATCACCATAAGCTACCGCTGGATATGCCAATGTTTGTACAGTTGCACCTGAACTTGATGGCTCTGGAAAGATACTTAATATATTATTAACTACCCACCATACAGGGTCACTAGCTGTACCAAATGTCATCTCCGCACTATCTTGAGATCT